TGATGGAACTGAATCGACTGATGGAACCGCTGGAGGATCTCTAGACACAACCTCTAGATGGGCTTCTAGTGTCCAGAATAACTTCAATTCAAGTAGTTGGGATCCATTTAACACATCTGGAACCGTATTGATGGTTGATGGAACTGAATCGACTGATGGAACCGCTGGAGGATCTCTAGACACAACCTCTAGATGGGCTTCTAGTGTCCAGAATAACTTCAATTCAAGTAGTTGGGATCCATTTAACACATCTGGAACCGTACAAGTTCAACCATAATTATTGAGATTTGTAGAGAAAGAAATTATAAATAGTAACATTAACAACTAAGTTCATTTAATTCAAAAGGAGAATAAAAAATGACAGATATAGCAGTATCGATCCCCCACGGCGGAGGATCAATCAAAACAAAAGAGCAGTTGCGGAATCAACACCAAAGACACGCTTTCGCATATTGTTGGTTAGGCGGAACAGCAACAACTGGGCCAGATAATAATCTTTTCATGTCAGTAAGATTACAAATGGATCCAAATTTTGCGGTAGTTGATCTATACACTTATAATCTAAGAGATACATCCACTCATGGCAAAGTCACAAAGCGTTCTAGACTTTACGCTCTGGGTGGCGAAGCCTTCAATAATAATACTAACAGTTTTGATGAAAGACAAATTAATATCGAAAGAGTTAATAGCACCACTGCGTTGTTGAAAATACCATATTCAACAAGTAAATCTACCTGCTATGTATTAGAGGTAGATGAATCTACATATGATTGTGGCGTTTATGTATTCGAAGAAACTGCGGGTGGGTTGTATAATTATAACAGCGCCATGTCTACTCAACCCTACGGTCAACAAGATTTGTTTATGCAACAAGTCGAAGATAATGTAGTTATCACTCACGAGCAAGATGGAAACTCTGGAGCATTTCTATGTCAAAGAGTATGGGATCCATCTGCAAAAACTTTAACTAAAACGAAAGTAGCTTGTCACAATGGCAACAGTGGGTCTCTCGATATACATAACCTCGGTAGTACCAGATATCTACCTACTTATGGAACCAACAGTGGCAGCGGCGAGAGCACTTACATACAATGGGGAACAACTTCGGGCTCCTCGCCTCGTTATATTAACGCAGTAGAAGGAAGAGATGGTAAGTGGCACTTCAGATGTACAATTCAAGGATCTAGTAATTTTGGTTCTATATATCGACCTAATGATTGGTGTGTGACATATATTCCAACATCAATGGGAGGAGATCTTGCAACAAGTGGTTGGTCACAGTCTTGGGGAGCAACTGGTGGGTTTTCTAACAATGATAACTATGGATATCTTAATAATCGGAACGGCCGATTCGGCGTTTTCCTTCCTATAGATGTTGAACCAAGTGCTGTAAGTAACGCAAATGCAAATAGTCCGGAATTTTATATGAAGTCTTGGGCAGAGATTGGTGGATCAAGTATGATAGTCCATGTAGACGGCAACCCGAATACAGAAATGAATTATCATTCTAGTCAAACTAGTACTAGTTCATGGGCCCCGAAACAGGCGGTATGGACAGATTCAAATCATTTCTTCGTTCACTCCACTTCGAATAAAGACAGTTATTGGGGTGAAAGAAATTATCAGAAGTGGTTCCTCAATCAGTATGTAGATGAAACATATACCGCCAACCAAGGATATGGAAATCTTGGGGGTTCATTTGACTACAACAATATGGCGTCTAATGCCGGTTCTCAGTGGACAAAGATTGATGATTATACGTTAACCTGTAATGGATTTAACTATATCAATAATATCTGGGCCCCAGAGTAACCAAAACTTTCTGAATATCATGGGAATCAGAGTCCGGATGCAAATCCGGACTCTTATGATACTTAAAAATAGGAATCAAGAATGTCAGATACAAATTTAGACCCCTCAATCTCAGCACTCTCAACAAGAGCAACTGAAGTTGCTGCATCAGCAAGTGCAAGAGAACTTCTTAATCTTTCTAGAATTGCTCCTAGTTTGGAACAATCAGAGAATGCTGGATTGGAAGTTGCAATTAACTCAAGAGCAGCTGGTCTCGCTCCATCTGCAACTGCGACTGAACTAAAGAGTATTGGTAAAGCAATCGGTAATGTTCTAGAACCAGACACATTTGTTGCTGGTGCGTTCATTCCTGCTCAGTTGGATCAGAGTGGAAAGTTTTTAAGTACTAGTGGAACCTCTAAGAACTGGGATGGAATATCCGTATCCGGACTATCAGAAGTCAATATTAGTGATATTGCGAATGACGAAACGCTAGTATATAACCATGTCTCAAGTCAATTCGAAAACTCATCTCAAGTATTTAATATCCCACAATACGCTCAAACTGCAGATCTCCCTGCCAGTGCAACTTCTGGTGCCACTGCGTTTGATGCGTCTACTGCAGAACTCAAATACTGGGATGGATCAGAGTGGAAAGTTTTTAAGTACTAGTGGAACCTCTAAGAACTGGGATGGAATATCCGTATCCGGACTATCAATCAGAAGATACATACTCTGCAGGAACGCACATATTCAATGTTAGTGGAGAGTATATCATCACACCATCAGCAGATGTTACTGCCACAGTTAAGATGTGGGGCGCTGGTGGAGGTGGTTCCGGTTATGTAAATGATACATACGGAACTGGGATTACTACTTCTATATCAGCCGGACTTGGGTTGAACCATAACGGTCTTCCCCCATATGACGATGATTCAGATTATCCTGCCAATGCTGGTAGAGGCGGTTATGGTATAGGAACTTCCTTTAGGCCTGCAGTAGTCACTCAGTCAACTGGAGAAGATGGCTATAACGGATATGATGGTGCAGTGGTAATTATAATTTCTTAATGAAAAGAATACGGGGGGTCTAGAACCCCCCTTTCTTTATGTACTGATAAATCTCTTTCCAGTTTCTGACTTGACGCACAGACCCATCAACAGTTCCTTCGTTGAATCTATGTTTCATCAGGACAGACTCAAGACCCATCTCACTGCCCAGTAGGGCGTTCTCTCCCTTGTCTTCAACCCAGAGACACCCACTGTCGCGATAAGGTTCTAGTGCCTCGTTCTTGTCTGCACCAGTCTCTAAACAAACAAGTTTCTCGCAGAATGTTTCTCCGTATAACTTACTGAGGTTTTCTTGCCTAGCCTTTATTGCGTATGGGTTAGAACTCAAACTGGTAATCACATGGAAGACATAACCCAATTCTTCGTGGATCTTACGAATGTACTTTACCGAGTCTCGCAGTGGAGTTAGGTGAGCTATATTGACGCTCTCATTGAATTCTTTTACAAGTTTCCTACCTTCGCCCCGTTCTAATCCATACCTCTGACCGACATTATACTTGGTTTCGTAGTTCCCTACCGGAGTATAACCTTTTTCCGACATCCATGCAGTAAAGGAGTATTCCCAATCAAGAATTACTCCATCACAGTCTGTAAGAATTACTTTATGTTTCACACTTCCTCAATAAGACAGTATTCGGTATGAATTCCATCTACGATTGCTTCCCAAACTTCAGCACCAAAGAACTCTGCCGCTTCACTAGAAGTCTCAAAGACTTTCTCTACACCAGAGGTTGATATCTGAACAACGATTTTATCCGCCACTATGAATCTCTAAAACACGATAAAGACCAGTCACAATTAATATTGCAGAGAATCCTGCCCAAAGAATACTTTCTTGCAGGGTTAGAGTATCAGCCTCCAACCCCCCAGCAGCACCAAGAACCAACAAAAGACCCAGAATAACTCGTATCATTAGTTAGCTCCTGTCCAAGTTGCGCCACCGAAGTTTCCTTCAAGGATGTTACCCCTTGAGAAGTTGCGAGCAGGAGCATTCCAACTTGCAGCCTTCAGAATGTCACCCTTCTTGAACTTTGCGTCCTTTTCGGTGTTGACGATGAAAGAGTGGACAGAATTTCCGGTGATGACTTTGATATATTTCTGACCTTCCTTGGTCGCAAGACCAGCGACGAACTCTCGCGCCATCTTGCCAGAAATAGCGTCTTCACTTCGTCCCGCAGCACCGATCCAACGTGTATAGTCTTCGCCGATGTGATGGACATATTCTGATAGTTCTTCTCTCATTTGGTATTTCCTCATCAATTTATGGTTATATTATACTAAAAACCCGCAACCCCGTCAAGGGCTTTTACGAATTATTTGGCCTTTAGAGTGGTAATTTGAGAAGAAAACTCTTCATTTTTTGCAATTTTCTCAAGTCGTTCTTCACGATAACCCAACGCACCTTCTCCCAAGAAAAGATCTCCCTTTGGGCCGCGAAATAGAGTCGCAAGAGACGCTTCTGCGTCTTTCTTCTTCTGCAGAGCAGAGAACTCTGCCTGTTCGAAGGTAATTTTACCATGCGAAACGAAGTCTAGAAGCATATCTGAAAAAGGAACCTCGCCGTTTGATCTCCAAACAGTAAGACCCTCGACTTGAACGGTCTGTTCGAATTTCTCTGGGATGGAGGTTTCTTTTTCTCCAGTAAATGTTCCCATCCGACTTCTTACAACCTTTTCACCGGCAATCTCGACTACGTTGGTCTCAAAAGTTTGCATAGACATAAATTCTCTCTCAATTGTTTATGTGTATATGCTACATGACATTAAAAACAAATACAAGGCTTTTTTTGTATCAAAATGTTACAAAATGTTTCAGAATTGTGGCCCGTCTGACAGGAGTCGAACCTGTAACCTACGGCTTAGAAGGCCGTTGCTCTATCCTATTGAGCTACAGACGGATAAAAGTGGCTCCGCGAGTAGGGCTCGAACCTACGACCAGCTGATTAACAGTCAGCGGCTCTACCAACTGAGCTATCGCGGAATGATTCTATACGTCTACTTCATAGACTGCATTAAGGATATATTTGAGACTTTCCATAAAAAGACTGCCCCTGATGATATGAGGATCTCTTCCCCACTTCTTGCGATAAACATCAATATAAATCTTTTTATAGATTTCAAATTCTTCTTCTCTAGTCATTCACTTGTTCCAATGATTTAACAGAATTGATTCTAAACGACTTCCAAGACTCAGACTCCAAGTCCCATACAGACAAAGTTTCTGTTGGTTTTTGTCGTTTTGCTGATGCTCGACTGACATTAAATTCAGCTCTGGGCATAAACTTTTGAGATAGTGTGCAGAAAAGTTTTCTCTGATCTCCGTTGACTTTGATAAAGTCTACCAAAAACTTGCCTCTTTTGAGAGACATTTCGATATTTTCCCTAGTTAGGGACACCGGCAAGTAACTCATATATTACATTCTCCATTTTTTTACTTTCAACTTTGGTATTGTTTTCTACAATAGTTATATTTCCCAATAGATTTATATTTTTTCTAATATTATCTATTTGACTTCTTCTTCCTCTTAACCAAACTTCAGTTTGAGTATCGTTACGAGATATATGTCTTCGTTTCTCTTCTTCCAAATCCACAGTAAGTATATAAACAGAAGATTTATAATTATCTACAACCCATTCGATATCTTCAGATCTGAAAAATCTGTCTCCTTCTACGATTGTATGTCTATATTTTTTACTTGCAAAGTCAATAAATTCTCTGAACTTAGGAATTGCCCCGTAAGATAATTTATCAGTGCCCCCAAATGTTTCTCCTTCGGGATACTGACCACATACTAGTATATCATCATGTTCCTGACATTTGAATAGTGGCATAGGTTCTATAAGTTTATGAGAACCCAAACGAGCAATCAGACCCCTCATAAGAGTTGATTTCCCAGAACATGGTATACCGCCAATCAGAAATATCATCTTATAAAAAAGAATCCAAAGTTATTTTACTTTCAACTTTATTAGCATGAACCCCGATTGGTTTTTCTGGTTTTCCAACAGGGCCTTTTGTTGCAACGTGTTCATCGCAATATGCAACACAAGATAGCCGAATTCCTTCCCCTGTGATTGGTGTTACGCCATGAAGCTCATTGCTGTCTGCAATTAAAACATCTCCATCGTCTGCTTCAATCGCGATTCCGTATCTAGGAAAACATAAGTAAGCACCACCAAAATCTCCTATTCTGAAAACACACATTGTCGTTAAACCAAACTCTAAATCTTTGCCGTCTAAATGGGCAGACATTTTTTCAGTTCCACCACTGGAGTATTTGTTTGCAGAAAGTGCTGTTATTGGTGCTCCGCCAATGTGATATTTTTCTTCTATATAGTTATCTGCAAATGTACGCTGTTGGGCCCAAATTTCTGGTGATGCTTTTTTAAGAGCAGACTCGTTGAGGGATGCAATTTTCTGCAGAACTTCCCATTTACCTTGATTCGATTTCTTTTTCATCCAACCACTTGGCCCGATCATTCCGGTAAATCTACCTCTCTTATAACCAATTAAAACTGAATGAATTGCATTTGCAGATGCAATACTATTAAACTTACCATTCTTTTTCAGTGGATAATAAGAATTAGGAGTTCTTAACACATAGTCTTTGCCTTCTATTAGACCCTGCCGTTTCATCTCTTCATGATCGACGGGGCCAGAAGCATTTGCTCTCATCGTCGATACATCATCAATAGAATATAAAGTATCTTTTATATTGTGATAATCTTCCCCTGCATAAGAATTTTTCACTATACAAGCAAGAATGGGTTTCTCAAATAAAGAAACTGATGGCTTGTATATTCTTATGATGTCTTCTTCTACGCCAATAGAAGATATAACTTTATCATAAGATGTTTCGTCCAACCACTTCCCATTCCATTGAGAAAATGTTTCCTTAAATCCCAAATCCTTTTCTGCAGTAAATTCGATCATTCTTCAGTTCCAGTCTCTACATCCTTCTTAGAAGGTTGCTTCTTAAAGGGACTGCCCCAATAATCTCTGGCATTCACTTTGATATACCGGGCGTCAGTACGAGTTTTGTCCGGATTAGGGACAGTAAGAACTACATTCTTACCTTTTTTCCATGCATTGAGCTGGTTCATTGCTCGTTGCATTGGATAATTCGGATCGCCTGTCGGCCGACTTTTCGATGGGCCTGCAGACACCTTAGGGCCCGCAGGAATATTTGAGGTCTTGTTTGACCCACCCTTTCCTTTCGCCATAATTTAAACTATGCTCTTATTATAAGTCACTGAAGTTACTTCTGCTTGCTGATCGTACATACGACACTTTGCAATATATGTTGGCCAACGAAAATAATCATTTTCTTCGTTTAACCAGAACCAAGCAGCATAGTATGGATCAGTTTCATACTTTGCTGTATCTTCGGGGAGCATATGCTCTTCAAAATCTTGCATTATGTTGCTCCTGCTAGGTTTTTTGCGTAAGTCCTAGCGTCATCTTCCATGAGAAAGAACTTTGCAGTTACTTCTGGCCCGCCTTCTCTAGACCACTCAGATGCAAAGTCAATAAGTTTGACCTCATACCCCCAAGTCTTTCTAAAGTTGATTATAGGCCGCATTTTGACCACTAGATTTTTAGAGAAGTTTTTGTAACTCTCTATTTTGTGGTGACGATTATTTTTGTGAAAATCTTTCTTCTTCATCAATTATCCCATTATGTTTTACATGAACAAAGTCATCGATTAAAGCATTAGTTTGACTGAAACATGACATTATAAAGACGAAAATAAGAAATAAGAATGATCCTTTCACGACTCTATTCATCATATTCATCAGACTACTACTCCCCTACTGCTTCCGGTAGAAGGTCTGGATGGACTTCTCTGACTAATCTCTCAGTCAGACCGGAAACTTTTATCTTGCGAGTGATAATCTTACAGAGGATTTCGGCCTCTTTAGGATTAAGACTCTCAAGAATCTGAATAAGAATGATTCTCATCCTATCTTCGGATACATTACTGTCCGTATAGAACAGTCTAAGATCTTTCATTGTCTTCTCTAGGTAACTATCTTCTAGTCCTAGTGGTGCCTTGGATGGGCGATATTCTGGAATTTTTTTGATAGCGAACTTGATATTCCTATCGAACATATGTTGTAAAACACTCAAGAATCCAGTCCTTTTATGGACGGATAGAATATCTTTCTTTTGATTAATAGAACGTGTAGACTCTATTTCCTCAAAAATTTCAGATACTAACTTCATAATTTGCCTCTTTAAACTCAGACAATTCATCCATAAGAAGAATCATCTTGTTTTTAATAAAATAATCAAAAACTTTTTTCATGTCACCAGTCGGAAGCTTCTGATACTCTTGGAGAATTTGATTCTCTATTTCTTCGGGAACGAATGTTAGATCGACCAGTTGCTGATTTCTCTTATAGTTCTTCAGCATATTTGAATCACAGAAATCCTCTGGATCTCTATCAATATCCAACCAATCTACCATCTTATTTTTGGATAGGGCCTTCTGTCTCTTGCCCGTCACAAATACATCACCTGGCGATAAGAAGTTAGGAATACCATCTCCCCTATCTCCCCTAATAATGTGTTCTCTTATATATTTATAAGGATCTGAAGTTGAGATAAATTTCTTCAGAATAGGACTATACTGTGCAACTCCTTCGTATCTTTGCAGTTGCTTAAAGTCTTTATCGCTAGAGATAATCAATATCTTTTCTCTTGAAGAGAAATGTCTTGTAAGAACACCAATTATATCATCTGCCTCTGCGTGTTCTACTTCAAGTATCTTGTAGGGAAAAACTTCTCGTAAATCTTTCTTCACTTCTGTAATGGTGTTAAAGATAAGATTCCAATCGTATCCAGAAGACTCCCGCAGTTTCTTGCGGCTTGCTTTATACTGCGGGAACACTTCTTTGCGCCAAAAATCTCTATTATCACAACACAGAACGATGTTGCCATAATCTCCAGAAAATCTCTTCTTAACACTCAAAATGCTGTTAAGAATCATATGGCGAACTAAATTTTCGTCCACAGTTTCTTGGTAAGAGTTTATTTGTGTCATCAAGTTTGATATTACAACCTGATTCAAATCGACCAAAATCATTTAAAAATCCATTTTTATAATGTAGCACAGTATACAGAGTTATTCTGCATTTGTCAAGAGACTTTTCCTATGATGTCTCCAACGGATACCCGATTGAACTTTGTCTCGTTTCTATTTGTATATTGATTAAAATCATGAGACTTGACAGTTCCTTTGAATTGAAAACAGACATCAACATCCAATTGTTCATTATTATCAGCAAAGAATGATCCGTATCTTCCTGTCTTAGTCACAACACTATAGACAGTACTCTCGCCATAATGAGTATTGACATCTTTCTTTTCAATAACTTTTGCGAACCAAAGGGCTCGTTCTCCGACCTTTCCAATGAATTCACTCATACTTAAACCACTCCGGTACTTCTCTGTTAGTCCATTTCATGTTGAATCTTTTCTGCTTTGTCATGTAGAATTTCTGATATGACTTAACCGGATCTTCTGGGAACATACATTCTGGATTTGACTTCATTGCCAACTTAAATTGTGTCATTCTGGTGCGAGGGATGTTCGCTGGCATCCGTTCTAGTGCATCCCGTAGTTTTGTGTCAGTCGCATGAACCTTGCCGTAACGGTGCGTGTATTCCTCGCAGAGAGCAGAAAAATGTTTCCAGTGCCACCTGTAGTTGATGAAAGATTCGCCAGTCCATACTGTACATGGATGTTTATGATGAACAGCCTTGTAGAGAGTTAACTCCCTATTATCTGGAAGCATATAATACTTCACCTGTCGTTTTCCGGACACTGATGGTTTCAACATCTCTACGCCATCTAGTATACGATGTACTGTTGAGAGCATCTGAGCCGACTCAACGACCATCTTTGGAATGTGTTTATCGCACTGTTGTTGTGCCGCCTCTACTGGATCTCGACTCAATACAAATACATTCATTTCCCCATCCTTGATATTTCTTCTGCGTATTTTGCACTTGTTACGGGAACTGCATTAGACTTATGCATAGTAGCAATACCTACAATGGAATCGCCCGTATATTTTGGTTTATCTATCATATCACAAGTAGTCGAACTTGTCAACTCCTTAGAAGGGTAAACAGTTTCTTGGCAAAGGATATTAGTTTTAGCTACCAGTGGACGAAATTCTGGTTGATATTTTTTGGTGGATTTGCGAGACTTTTTCCGTTTTCTGCCAGATGGATCGTGTCTCATACTGCCGTAAATTATTTGCATAAATTTACTCAATTAAAAGATAAGACCATTCTATAGAATAATCTAGTCTTTGTCAAGTAAATTTATACCATATTTGCAAATATAATAGGAATCTATGATATCCGATATAGGATTTCCTATTTTTGTAGATTTAGATTCCAGATATTGTTTTAAATCAATATTCGTAGAAGAAATAAAGCTTTCATACATCAATTCTTTATTTGCGTTTCCTTTGCCGGAAGCAAACTTTTTAATCTCTGCAGGGGAAACTAGATGATAGTCTATCTCAGAATTCCATAGTTTCCACTTCAGTAGACCACAGTTTTCTGCGATGTGAAATATTTTCCCTGTAGAATTATAACTATAATCTTCTATATAGACAGACTCTATCTCATTTGTTAACACGATGTCTAACGCCCAATCAGATATAAAATCATATCTCTCTTCGGGATATTCGTAAGTAAATATTGTTGATTGGCCATCTATATTCTTGAAAGAATACTCTGAGTACTTTTTGGTGGGCGAAAGAAAGTATACGTCACACGCTTCGAACACGAAATCTTTCGGGTCTCCTGAGTATGTACATACAGACGGCGATGTTAGACTGTAATCAATTCCTGCTAGTCTTGCCATAAATCCTCAGATTCTTCATACTGATCATCTTCCTCTGCGCTATACCCCTCTTCTAAATTTTCTCCACAATTTGGACAATAATTTATTCTGTCGTCATCATTTCTCAGATATATTTCAAAATAACAAGAGCAATACCTACATTCGACAATCAACATAGAATCTTCGTTCATAATAATTTCCTATGTGTAGGCGTCATCCCAACTTCCAACCAACCCTGCAACTTCATATTCCGTAACTCTATTTTCGAAGAAGTTAGTGTGGTCTGCGCCATTAAGAATCCATTCCAACCAAGGAAGAGGATTCGTTTTTACCTTAAATACAGGTTTTAGCCCCAGTTGAAGTAGTCTTCTATCAGTTATATATCTAATATAAACCTTTACCTCATCTGATGACAATCCATCAATATCTCCAATTTTATAAGCCAAGTCAATAAACTTATCTTCTAACTTAACTGCAGTCTTGGACATTTCATAAATTTCTTTCTTAAAGGAATCATCCACAATTCTTGGATGTTCTGAACAGTATGCTCTGAAAAGGTTTGCATTTCCTTCAACGTGCATAGATTCGTCTCTGATAGACCACTCTACGACCTTACCCATTCCTTTCATCTTTCCATATCTCTGGAAGTTGAGCAACATTACGAATGATGCGAATAGTGCGACACCTTCATTGAATACAGATTTTGCAAAGGCGAGTCCCAAACCTCTTACAGTAGAAGGATCAGAGTCTGTCATAAACTCTACCTTATCAGTCATTTCCTGATACTCCAAGAATGCGTGATACTCACTATCAGGCAATCCAAGAGTCTCATTCAACAATGCATAGGCCCTTTGATGGATACCCTCTCTTGCAGCGAATGACCCCAACATATTACGAACTTCATTGTTCTTAATTCTGGGAATGAATTGATCATAGTAGTTCTTACCAACTTCTACATCTGATTGAGTGAATAATCGAAGGATATTTGTGATATATTCCTTTTCTGTAGGAGAAACTTTATCGGTTTTCCAATCCATTACATCTTCGGATAGATCAACCTCATCCTCAATCCAATGAACTTTCTCATGTTTTGTGGTTAGTTCTACTGCCCAAGGATAGAAGAATGGCTTGTAAGTCTGTGATACTTTTGTCAGTCCACCAGATACTTTCTTCAGTATCTTATCTGCACTGACCATTAGATCGTCATACCCACCGATGTGCTTGTCATCGACAAATATCTGGGGCATAGAGTTAACTCTTCTAGGAAACGAACCTGTGCCTAGGACTTCTTTTGAACCATTTATTCTTTGATAAAACGAGAGACGTTGTTCCTCATCATCAAGAACAACCTCTGTATATTTGATATCAAAATCATCAAACCAATCTTTTGCTTTCACACAAAACGGACACCCCGTTTTTGAATAGATAGATACATCCATATTTTTCTCCTAACCTTGACAAGCTTCACATTCGTCCTGACTTTCGTCGGTTGGAGTTTCGTAATCCTTTAGTGCTACTCTAGTAACCTTCTGTGCAACATTCTCTGCTCTACTTGAACTCTCAGTTCTTAAGTAGTAAAGTCCTTTACATCCACTTTCCCAAGCTCTATAATGGACTTTGTGTATATAAGATTTATCTGCAGATGGTGGAAAGAATATATTCAGTGATTGTCCCTGACAGAGATACTTCTGTCGGTCTGCTGCTTGTTCTATCAATGCCATCTGGTCAATTTCTATCGCAGTCTTAAATACCTCTTTCAGATGTTCATCCAAGAATGCTAGGTGTTGTACAGAACCACCATTAGTGATTATCGAACTCCATACTTCGTCAGTACTTTTATCGATTTTTTCCAATTCTTCCTCTAAGTATCTGTTCCTAACCAAATGAGAACCAACTCTGGTTCTATGGGTGTAGGCATTTGCCTTCAGAGGTTCAATTGAGGGAGAAGTATTCACAATGATTGAACTATTCGCATTGGGTGCAATAGCCAATAAATGTGAGTTACGAAGTCCAGAACCTTCCATGTCCGGACACTCCCCTCTTTCTTCCGCGAGTAACTTAGATTCCTCTGAAGCCTGATCTTTAATGAACTTAAATATCTCATTGTTCATTTCTCTTGCTTCTTCGGAATCGAAAGAGACTCTATGTTTATGGAAATAGGAATGCAATCCCATTGCACCTAGTCCCAAAGACCTCTCCATCTGTGCAGAGTATCTTGCCTTTGATATCTCATCTCCAGCATGGTCTATAAAATATTGTAATACATTATCCAAGAATCTAATCAAATCTCGGACGATATTAGATTCTTTCCATTCGTCATACTTTTCGATATTTAGTGATGACAAGCAGCAAACAGCGGTTCTATCTTCGCTTGTGGGCAAATGAATTTCGTTACATAAGTTAGACCCATGTATCTTTAATCCTTTCTTCTTCATTTCTTTTGGAAGAAACCGATTAGCAGTATCTATAAAGTTTAAATATGGTTCTCCTGTTCTATATCGGGTTTCTAAAATAGTTTCCCACAACTTTCTAGCTCGGATTGTATCTTTCGCAGTCTTCTCATTCGGGTCAATTAAATCCCATGTTAAATTTTCTTTAACTGCTTCCATGAATTTGTCGGTAATATTGACTGCGTGGTGTAGATTAAGATTCTTTCTATTCACATCACCAGTCGGAGTACGCATTCCTACGAACTCTAGGATGTCTGGATGGTCTATATCAAGATATGCTGCATAAGACCCTTTCCTAGTTTTGCCCTGCCTGTACGCCGTCATATCCGCATCTACGGTGTGCATGAAAGGGATAGGGCCGGGTGCTTTATCAGATACTGATCGGACAGTGCTCCAATGACCACCGACACCACCACCCTTTACTGACAACCATCTCAATTCAGACGAATGCGAAATAAGACCTTCTAGTGTGTCTGGGACATATGAAAGGAAACAAGAAATCGGCAGGGACTTTGGTTGTTTTCCTTGTTTCGGTGCGTTAGATAATACTGGAGAAGAGAACATAAACCATCCCTTCGACGCACCTTCATATATTCTCTGAGCAAGTTTTTTGTCTCCGCAAGAGTACGCTATTGCGGCTCTTGCGAATGAATTTTGGGGGGATTTCTCACCTTCTATACAATAATAATCCTTCAATAATTTATAAGATTGTTCTGATAAATTCTCATCTCGTTCATAGTCTACTTTCAATTTCATTATTAAACACCCTCAACACCGTTTCCATGCGGAAATTTTTAATTTCGCTTCTAATCCATTTGTTCTGTTGTTACTTATAATGTCTCGCAATTCTAAAACATCCATTCCAGACACTATAACATCATTTATATCTTTTTCTTCCACCCTGTTTGGCCATATAAAAATACTAAATCCAGACTCTACAAAATTCGACATTCTCTTCACAATTTGTGGATTTCTTGGTTCGTTATCAAATACAAACACCACATCTGCAAATTTATCGAAGTACTTTAGACTGACATCACTCCCTGCCATTGCGATTGCATTATCAAGGAACAGAGAGTCGATTGGGCCCTCTGTCACATATACAGTTTTACTCTTATCTACTCTCTCCAAACCATAGATCTTTTCTGCGTCTTCATCTATCTTGATGGTAATATATCGCATACCGGAAGAGTCTAATGCTCTACCCTGTAATGCGATAAGTTTCTTGTTTTCATTGAAGAAGGGAATTACAATCCGTTTCTCATTATCTACAAGTTTATCGTACAATCTAGAATTGTCACCGAACTTAGAAAGTACTGTATTGACTGTTGACTTAAAGTCTTCAGTGTAATATAATACATCCAAGTTAGGAATTTTTCTGTTCACCAAGTATCGTTTGGCTGGGTGTGAATCATCCAACTTTTTAATTGGAGTCATACCCTTTAGTTTGTCTTTGAACTTTGCCTTAAAATCTATATTGAACTCAGTCTGTTCTTCTTTTACGAGAACTGAATTGTCCCTAAAATCGTAATAGAACTTTAAAGGTTTATGTTCTTCTTTCTTTTGTTCTTTCTTTGGGTTGTTGTCTTTCCACTTCTCAAAGGTATATTGTTTATGGATTTCGCCATCGAAAATACTCAAGAACTTACCAAGAGACATAGATGCACCACAATTATGGCACATATAAAAGAACTTGCTCTTCTTCTCAAAGAAGAACCCTCGAGCCTTGTAGGAGTGTTTCTGAGAGTCACCACATAAAGGACACCTACAATTGTATAGGTTGTCTCGTTTCTTTGCGAATCTCTCTAACTTACTCCCTACAAGATTTATGTAGGTGTGATCAATATATAACATAAACGTGTACGATTTTTAGAAGATATTGTACACTTTAGAATAGGACTTGTCAATCCGAATTGTGACTTTCCCTAAGAATTTTCAATTCTTCTCGGAATTCTTCTCTGGTGATGTAACTTACCATCTCTTTATTGATATCTTGGATATCTTTTTCTATCTCAACTAACCTTCTACCCTGAGAATCCAGAGAACCTCTCAGTGATACGGACTCAGATAAAACTTGAGCGAGTCCTACTTTAACGTCTACTAGACCTGTTCCAACCCATGTCAGAAAACCAACAATCAAAACCATCGCGACTGTCTGTATTCTTTGTTCCATAGAATGTATCCTGTCCGTGTTATGTTTAACAGAATCTTGAAAGTCTTCCACACTGTCCACGCTATCTTGTGCTGACATAATTATTCCTATTATTTATCTTCAGACTCTTTCGATTCATCTTCCGATTCGTAATACTCTCGGTATTGAGCAAGAATAAAATTTTGCTCTTCCATATATTTTAAGATCTCTGCCATATTTATAGATATGGCCTCATAAGAATCCTTATCTAAGGCAAATAACGCGAGACTTTTTCCATCTTTCTTCAGTTCTTCTATTCTGGACTCATAAGTTTCTGGTGTTATGATCATCCACTTCACGCTCAACCAATCAACGGATTCTGGATTTTTCAATTTAAGTGGAAGTTTTTTAACTAAAACTTCTTTAGTAATTATCTTTTCGACTGGTTCTGGTCTTAACATAGAACAACCAGAAAAAACTGTCATCAAAAATACTAGTAATAATAAACTAAGAATTTTTATCTTCATCTGCATTTCCTGTAATTCTATCAAGACGTTTTTTGACATCCCGATCCACTGCTCTATTTACTATTCTCTCAACTAGACCGGGCTTTTTGCTCGCAAGATAACCCAAATCATGTTCTCCAAGAGTTACTCGTAAATTATCTACTTCTTTCTCTAAATTGTTCCTGACTTCTTGTACTTCATCGGTGACTATTCTCAGCACAACAATATTCTCGTTAAGTCTGGTTATCTCGCCGTCCTTAGAGTTTATTGCATCTTCCATTTGTGCTGCATTAATTTTCATCTGTTCTAAAGATTCTTTCAATCCCTTGATATAATACCACCCCCCTGCTCCCATAAGGAGAGGAATGAGTATCATAACTACCTTAAATGTGCTGAAAAATTCCATTTTAAATCTCGTTATGTCTTCGTAAAATAGTCATAGTCCCATAAGAATCATTCATAAGTACCACACTCTTCTTTGGATTTCTTCTTATATAGTCTCTAATTTCTGATGCTTCTTCTGCAGAAATATAGTTCTGCCATCTCGCATACTTCTTCTTTCCTTTCAGAAGCTTATTATATGTATCATTTTTTATTCTAAAAACCCGCATTCCAGCAAAATTCGCCGGAGGATTTTTACCCAACCCCGCAAGATGACTTGCGTCACCAATAGAATTCACTGGAGCGGCTTCCATCAAAAGTTTCTGAGTTTTCTCTTCAAGTATATTAACATAGTCACACAAGAATCCTTCTATCTGTTCGTATGTTTCATCATCTACATCTTTGAGAGATTTATTTCTTTCTTCTCTGAGAAGTGCGAATGCTGCTGCGTAACTTGCGATGCGGCTCTTTCCGAAAGGAAACTTCTCTAATACTCGTTTAAGATTAAATATCAATCTATGAAAGAGAGTGTATGACGCCTTCTCTTCGGATGTCTTGAGTTGATTGGTCTTCTTTAACTGTTTCCCGTTTGCATCTACAATACCATGCTCAAACGCCTCCATATCTTTCCAAGGAGTCGTTATGACCTTGATAAATTTGTATGCTAGGAATGCATTGAAGACTGATGCCATTATAATTCCCTGAGTGTCTCTATTATATCATCATCTACGGGTATGTCAATACTATTTATATCAGACCCATTTACCCCATAAATGCGGTTTGGCATCTTGTTTATAAAGACTAGAAAACTCTTCAGTATGTAATACTGAGAAGGATCTATCTTTAAAAAGAGAATTCGCGAAGCCGCAGTATTCCCCAAGACATTATATAAAATAATTAAGTGATTGATAATCAATCTTTCTTTCAATATACGTTTTGTGTGGTATCTAAAAAAAAGTCTTTTGATATACTTTATCCGCTTCATATCATCCACAAACTCTTCGTATGTGTGACATTGCGGATTATCGTAAGACTTCATTTGATACATCAAGACGTTTTCTTCCGTCAAGTCATCAAATTTTTGCATAAAATAATCTTAGTAGTTCAAATTACCAAGTATCAGTCGAGAATTCTACTCTCTTCCAAATATCGGCGTTCCCATCAGTATAATTCGCTATACATCTATATATATAATCATTATCCATCGCAACATCTCCAACGGCATCTCCTGGCGATCCCTTAGACGTTGATGGTGCGTTCGTCAGTTCTAAATAAGAAGACAAATCTGCGGGAGCGAAAGTAAATACTCCTGTAGAATTTGTATAGTTTAATGAACCAGAGCCCGCAGCAGATACTGTAGAGACGCTAATATCATCAAGTTCAATCTTATCGGTTATAGAAGATGCAGTAAGATACCCGGCTGCGCTGTGATCTCCATATCCGTATGCAGTATTCCAATTTGATATATGTATTGGTGTAATTCCAGAGGCAACATGAGAAGTAAATACTGGATCTTGTTCTGTAAATGAAGTCAGATAAGAAGATAACTCTGGTGGCGCAAAAGAGAATGTACCAGTAGAATTATCGTAGTTAAGAGAACCAGAACCACTTGCGGCAACAGTAGATACACTAATATCGGTCAGTGCTGCTTTTGTTCCAATCTGATTTGATACTGTTGTCGCGAAGTTAGGATCATCTCCCAATGCGTCTGCAAGCTCATTGAGTGTATTTAATGTCTCTGGAGCAGAACTGACCACACTCGCGACCTGAGTGTCTACATAAGTTTCTGTTGCGTATGCGGATAATGACGCAGAAGTTAAGAATGAACTCAGATCCGCAGGAGCAAATGAGAACACTCCAGTAGAATTATCGTAATTTAATGAACCAGAACCACTCGCAGAACCAGTAGAAACACTGACTCCAGCAAGAGTGATAAAATTAGTATCATTTGCGAAATCGCTCAAATCGGTAGGAGATCCGGACAGACTAGAATATGCACCATCAAATAAAGTAGGGGCTCCAGTCAAATCTCCATATGCACCAGAGAAGGCATCAGTTATTCCATAACCAGCAATAGTAGTTGGTTTTGCGGATACATTTGCGAATGAGATTCCTGTGATAAACCCTTGCGAGTTGACATAAGTCTCTGTAGCATATCCTGTAAGATCTGCACCTTCGGGGATTACTGGTTGATTTGTAAGACTATTATAATCTCCATCAAATGCATCTGTGATTCCATAACCAGAAATAGTTGTTGGTTTTGATGTCAGATCTGCAAATGCAACTGTTGTTAGGTATGAACTCAAATCTGGAGGATTAAATGTGAAGGTTCCAGCATCATTATAGTTGAGAGAACCGGAACCACTTGCACTACCCAAAGAAACATTAAAGTCTCCGACTGCTGCCTTTGTTCCAATCTGATTTGACACTGTTGTTGCAAAGTTTGGATCGTCTCCTAATGCGGCCGCCAGTTCGTTCAGAGTGTCCAAAGTTTCTGGGGCAGAACTGACTACACCAGCAACCTGAGAATCAACATAAGTCTTTAATGCGTAAGTCGATAAATCAGACGCAACCAAATAAGAACTCAGATCTGCAGGAGCAAATGTAAGAACCCCGTCAGTGTTATTATAATTAAGAGAGCCAGAACCACTTGCAGATACACTATTAACACTTACTCCAGAACGAGATTCCGCAAGAGTAACATACGAACCCAGATCACTAATCTGAGACTCTGTGATAGACAATGCCGCTTGATGTCCTGTTACGTCCGATTGAGTAACGGTATATCCGGTGATAAATCCTTGAGACCCAACATATGCTTCAGTAGCATAACCAGAAAGATCTGCTGCAACCAAATAAGTTCCTAAGTCACTAATTTGTGATTCGGTGATAGACAATGCTGCTTGATGTCCTGTAACGTCTGATTGAGTAACGACGTAATCAGTAATGTATCCAGAATCATTTGTAAATGACGATACATTAGTCGGAGTTCCGGACAAAGAAGAATATGCTCCATCGAATAATGATGGTTTATTTTTAATAAAATCCGCTGCAGATGAATCTGTCTGATTATAGTCCGACTGCAACTGGACAGTCAAATATGCCTGAAGATCAATAATCTGAGACTCTGTGATAGACAATGCTGCTTGATGTCCTGTTACGTCCGATTGAGTAACTGTGTATCCAGTAATAAATCCTTGAGACCCAACATATGCTTCAGTGGCATAACCACTTAAGTCTGATGCAACCAAGTATGTACCAAAATCACTAATTTGTGATTCGGTGATAGACAATGCTGCTTGATGTCCTGTTACGTCCGATTGAGTAACGGTATATCCGGTGATGTATCCAGAATCATTCGTAAATGAAGATACATTAGTCGGTGTTCCAGACAAATCTCCATATGCACCAGAAGTTGCAACAGAAGATAGATCTGCACTATTTGCCTTTGTGCCGATTTGATTTGATATTGTTGTTGCAAAGTTTGGATCGTCTCCCAACGCAGTAGACAGTTCGTTCAAAGTGTTTAAAGTTTCTGGTGCGGAATCAACAACTCCTGCTACTTGAGTATCCACATATGTCTTTAATGCATAATCAGAAGTCGCGGTAGCAGTAGTTAAGTAAGATCCCAAATCGGATATTTGTGATTCTGTGATAGTTAGAGCAGACTCATGACCAGTAACATCAGATTGAGTAACTGTGTAACCAGTGATAAATCCTTGAGCACCAACATATGCTTGAGTCGCATAAGTAGAAAGATCTGCCGCGACTAAGTATGTTCCAAGATCTGATATTTGAGATTCCGTAATTGACAGAGCAGATTGATGGGCGGTTACTGCGGATTCAGAAACTGTTGTCAAATATGATTGTAAATC